CATCTTCTCCAATCATTCTATATCCAATAATAGTTCCTGCCCAAGCTGAATCTGCAATACTCCACTCATCTCCACCACTACCAAGTTTATATACTAATTTATCTGCTTCTAAAGTAATTCTTTTATTAGCCTCATCAAGAGTAATCATCTCATCTCCACCTGCCACTAATTCCATCTTATCTGCACTTACTTCATGTATATAAGTATCTCCACCTATACCATCTAAACTTAATTTTCCTGTAGCTGGTACTGCAACATCATCTCCTGCAATAACATCTCCTGTTACTGTTAAATCTCCTCCTGATGTTAATGTTAGCTTAGTTGCTGCACCAACAACAGCATTATAATCTAACTTGAAATTATTACTATCATCAGTATCTGAGCCAATAGTCCATGTTAATGCAGAGCCTTCAAACAACTTTACTGAAGGATCATACCCATCAGATGCTACAACTACTAAACTAGCATCATTGTCATCAGCATCTCCATCTCCACTATAGGTACTTGCAAAAAGAGCAAAATTTTTAGCACTCACAGATAAATCTCCTGCCGTATCAAAAGAACTAATATTTATTCCACCTGCCATATTTATTCTTGACACACTACCAGTCATCTGAATATTACCATCAACTGTCAAATCTCCATCAACCTTAGCTGTTCCTGCTGTAAGATTATTAATTGATAACTCTCCACTTGATATTCTTAAATCTGTAGTAGATAATTCTAAGGGAGTGCTAACTCCACCTATTTGGACAGGTTTTAAATGTTGGTCTAAATTACTTATTTCAAGTGCTTTCATTTAATCTTCTTTTTCTTTTCAAGTGCTATTATTCTTCTAGATTGACTATCTAATCTTGCGAATATAAGATCTCTTTCTTCAGTTGAGAATACTGGAGGGTGTGATTCTTTCTTTAATTTTTTAATCTCTTTCTCCAGTTCAACAACCTTATGATCCAATTCATTTGGCTCTTGAACATATTTCATGATTGTTTTTAATATAGTGGGTGTTAATATTTTTAAAATAGGAAACATTATTTCTCTTCTAAGTCATCATCAAATACTTCCAAGACAACCTCATAGATAGCTTCTAGAAGTTTTGCTTCCTGCTTCTCGTTGAGTACAGGCAGATTAACCTTCTTATTCAGCTTAACTACAATCTCATCTTTATTTGTTTTTAAATAATCTTTTGCATAAGTAAGTGCATAACTTTTAATCCATGCTATTAACTTCTTCATTCTTTCTCCTTCATTAATTTTCTTTTAAAAACTTTTCTAATTTATTTTTAAAACCATTCCCACCATCTTTGTCCATCAACTTGCCTATAATATCAATCGTGATTCTTTCCATAGTCTTTTGACTTTTTTCTAATCCTGATAGTTGAATCTGCATCAGCTTCTGCTGATCAATTAATTTTATAAGAATCATTCTTAAATCAGTATCTACCACAGAATGGATATTATTAAATTTGGTATGTAAGTCTTTACTCAAATCTGATTGTATCCAATCATTCTGTTTTGCAGCTTCTTTATCCTTTTTGGATATGTAGAAACCTAGAGCAATAACCATAGCAACTGGAAGCCCAAAGGTTTCTATGATCTGCATTATATCCATTATTCAGCATATTTCACTATATCTGATAGTTTCTTGGCTCTATTAGGTGTCTGTACTGCCCACCTACTGTCAAGCATTTCTTTTGCTGCTAAACGATAATCTTTGCCCTCAAGATGTTTGATTGCTTTCTTGAACTTTGAGAATCCTGATACACCCATTTGATAGCACATTTCAATAACTACATCTTGTACTTCTTCAGGTAAATCAGTTATGAAAGGGAATTTCTGTTGTACTCTTAGTTTGAGTTCAACTAATTTAGCATTTAGAATCCTTGTAGCAATATGTTCAGTAAGTACCAAATCCTTAATTGCAAATCCATATCCAATAGTATCATGTCCTTCTGTGCATTGATACACTTTAGATCTAAATCCTTCTGATTCTTTAATGTTGTCTATTAAAGACATTTACAGATATTTAACACCAATCTTAATGATCAAATCTGATGTTGATGCTACATTCATTGTTTCTCCTGCTATACCAACTATATGAATGCTTGTACCAAAAGATGTTCTTGCCCAGTTATAACTTGACACAACTGATCCTATACCATCAACTGATGTATCAGTTAAAGTGCAAATATTAGCATTATCAACACTACCTGCACCACCACCTGCTATCCAATCACCATTAGCAATAGGAATAGTTGTTTGTATTTCTTCTAAAGTTCCTATTGCTGCATTTGCTGTTGCATTAACAGTTCCAAATGATGCTGCTGAATGAGTAAAGTATAATGTGAAATCATGAGTGCTAACAACCTGCTTATCAATTATACATAAACTTACAATCTGTGCAGAACTGTTTTTACTTGGAAAGAAGTCAGAAATCTCAGTTGGACTAAACAATACATCACCTGCTGCATAATCAGGAGTTGCTTCAACTGTAGGTGTTACTGTGAATAGTTTATATTTGTGCATTATACTTCCTCCACCTTCCAACCTTTAGCTTTCATTCTTTTAGACTTTGCACCACCCACTAACTCTTTTTCTCTATATATAACTCTGCCATTGCTTTTAGTTATCTTCACCCTAGTGGACTTTACTTCTTTCTTTGCTTCTTTCTTTTTAGCTTCTGCCATTATTATTTCTCCTTAAATAATCTTACCATTATTATCAAAACTTAACCCACCAAAGATACCAATGTTATCAGCACCTTTATTTTCTTTATTTCTTCTAACCCTATTACCAACCTCTTGTATATAATCCATATATTTAATCTTCTGCCCTTTATAATATGCTTGTTGTCCTTTATCTTTATCTTCAACAAGTTTGAGTTTGTTGGTAGGATCTAGTTCACACTTAAATTCTTTATTATTTAGATTACCTATATCTTTTTTATGTTCTGACATGATAAGTAAAAGGGTGGCTTTTACACCACCCTTTACCTTGATTTATTAAGATACTTCTGTATCTATTTCAACACCCCACACATCAACTAACTCTGCTGCTGCATAATAAGCATTAGAAACTAGAGTTGTCTTTGCATAAGCTTCTTCTCTTTCTGAAGCCATTTGGATAAAGCTACCACCACCAAAATCAATGTAACCACAACCAATAGCTTGTTTAGAGAACATACCACCTTCTTTTCTTCCAGTTGCACCATCAAGTACTGCTGTTGTTGTATATATACCAACACCTGCAATATTAGTTACTAAACCAGAATCCATGAATTGACTTTTAATTCCATCAGAAGCCTGACCTGCAAATGCACCTGATCCTGTAAAGGCAGGAGTTGCAAGGTTGCTAAACTCTTGACCTAAACCATAAGATCCCCAAATCTGTAATGGGTGTAATACTGCATTATATGGTCTTGGAGCATCATTTGCTTCTAATGTTGCAATAGCGTCCATGAATAACAAAAAGTTTAAGGCATCATCTTGTCCTACACCATTACTAAAGTTATCAAGTAAATCACATACCTCAACATCAAACTTTCTTGCTACATCATTTCCAAGTTGAGCTGCTGCATTTACTAACAAAGCATCACCATTACCATGAGCTGATAAATCAGTTACTTCTGCCCTGATTGCCCTTCTTAACACCTCACAACTTACTGCTGTTGTTTCAATGTTAGTTAGATTTGCTATTGTTTCTTCAGCACCTGAAGCCTGTTCATCTACACCATGATCAGCATGAGTAGGATCATGTTTTGTATATACAGGAAATTGAACTGTGCTAGTTCCTTGAGGAGCTGGAACCATTGTTATTAGACTAGGCATTACTGCTGCCTTGTTAAATTGAACTGTTGCTGCTGCTACTGCTGTTCCCAGACCACCAGCTGCAACCCCTACATCTGTTACTAAACTATCTTGAGCCATAATATTTCTTCCTAATTCTCACCCTATCTATCAACTGCTTGTTAGCCTTCAAGTAGAGTGCCTCTAGTGAGGATTAAATTGAAAGAGAAATATTATTTACCCCATTTATATCCTTTTACATTGTCAGTTAAATATTTATCTGCACCAGCTGGATCTTTTGATGCAAATTCTTGCATTGAAGAATATCCACCAAACTCTCCTACTGGTTGATTATTAGCTGCTCTTGAATTGTTAGTGGGTAAATTATTTCTCTTAGTAATCTTACCTACATACAACTCCAATTTATCTAAAGGTAGGCTTTCTGCAATAGATTTATCTGTATCTTCTGTTAAGGTTTCCATTAAGGAATTTCTCTTATTAGTTTTGTACTCCTCATATTCTTTTACAACAACTGAGGACTTTTCAAGTTTAGCATTTGATTCTTCTAACAGCTTTTTATATTCACCCTGCTTTTCCAGTTCCTTGTTTCTAGTTGTTTCCTGATCTGCTTTGAACTTATCTAATTGAGATTGAAGATCTGATACCTGAGTTTTGTACTCATTCTTCTGAGTATTAACTTCATTGAATCTTGATTGTGGAATGTTACCTTCTGAAACATTGTTTTTACTAGCTTCTGTGCTAGGTGGATTTACCTGAGTGGCTTCAGTT